TTCAGCAGCACGAGCGGAGGCTTTTTTAAACTCTTCACTTGCCGAATCCATTTGCAACAATTGTTGCGTAAGGGCGCGTAACTCCGCCTTTGCACTTTTGAATCCTGTCGCTGTGTTTTCTGCCGCGTCAGCCGTCTGATTGAGGACGGTGACACCGTTCGTTTTTACAACTAAATCAATTGTATTCGCCATTTAGAATAGTAGTTTATATAAGATAAATATCCAGAACGCGATGTTTACCGAAATACGCGTTACTTTCCAAGCGTAGTGCTTCCACATTTTTAACTTACGCTTTCCGTTAGCCAATTTTCCAAACTTGCTTTCGCTCTTGACGTTGAGTTTGATGAACTCTAAACAAGCGACCATTGCGCCTGCTTTATTTTGAAGATGTTCCTTTGAAGTCGCTTCCATTTGATATAATTGTTATTGTGTCACCCATTCCGCTTAAGGTCACGCTTCCGCTACCCTCAACCGTTTCTCCTGTGTACGCTTGTACCGTTACTCCGTTAGCCGCTACCGACTTTTGTATTATCAATTCACGTCCTGCCGTTGTTGTTGCTGAAGGCAAATAAATGGTTACGCTTCCTGCGGTTGTATCAACGAAAATCATTCGGTCGAAATTCGTTACAACGTAGTCGGTCGTAATCGTTCTAACTGGCTGACTGATTGAACCACCGAAGCTCACAGGCGCACCGAAGCGCGTTGGTGCAAGCGAAGGAACTTGTTGTGTTATGAAAGAACGCGTTCCGTTGTTTGGTTGCGCGTAGCAGTTGTTCTTTGTGCTGTTCCAATTGTAGCCGAAACGAAGACAACAGTCTTGCGTTATCGTCGCAGGATCACCATTCGCATTTTCCCAATTCAATGATTGGTCAAGGTTGGCGGACACAGGTGTAAGGTCGCAGTCGTTGTTAATGTCAAGAACGCGAATAAGTTTTACTTTGGTCATATCCTGTTCGCCAACAACGTAGCCTTGAATTTCAAGAACTCTCCACCAAGAATCGATTATCCATATTTTGTCGCTGAATTGAAAGCTGAAAATGTCGTTCAAGGTTAGTGCAAACATTCCTTCCAAGATGCGCGCTTGTCCGTCGAATAGTTCGCGGTAGTAATTTCTCCACCAACGATTGTAAAGGTTGTTGTATGGATTAGCAATGATTGTGTGAATAGGCACTTCGGGAGCAAAGTTTAAGTCGCTATCTGACACCGTTGCGTTCATCGTCGAGTAATTGTTCAAACACTTAACCGCTGTTTGCACCACATCACCACTCACTTCATCGTACATATTTACAAAGAAGTCTGCGAAATAATATAGTATGCGTGGTTTTGGTTGTACGAATTGCCCTTCTGCGTTGGTGAAGAATGGAACAACAACGTCTGTATTTTCGACAGGTGCTGAAGGTGTAGACGCGAACGCTAACTCAATCTTTTCTTCGCCTGTTGCGAACTCATTGATTACTTCGAAGTCTGATTCGGTCACTTCATAACGTCCATAGGTGCGTCCGTTGTCGGTGTATACTGAATTGAAAAAGTCTGAATCACTTGCGTATGTGAAAGAGAATTTCGCCTTTTGCAAGTCAGTCGTTGGTGAGTACATTATATCTTTCGACAAGTCCAACTTCTGCGACCAATCGAGAGTGTTTCCACTTGCGATATATTCGACCATTGGTTCTATTCGAAGCGTGTTTGGCAATGTCTTATCCGCTACGAATACAAGGTTGAACATCTTTTGAATTGACGTAATAAAATCTATTTGCTTCATATCTGGAGCGTTGAACTCCATTACTACTTGGTCGCCTGTTAAAGACGTTCCAATACTTACAATTTCTAAACCTGTTCCAAAAGAATTAACACCTGCGTTTCCGTATAAATCAACGTCCCAAGTAAATGTTCCTGCCGTTGAATCTTGCGGAAGTATTTGTAATTTGAATTTTACTTCTTGCCCTTCATTAAATGAGAATGTTTGTGTTGTGTCTAAATAAAACAAATAACTTGTTTGAAGTAATTCGTAGTCGTATGTATAAACGTCGTCAACATAAACTAAAAGTCGTAAAGGATAGTTTCCGAAATCTTGTCCATTCAAAGTGTTAACTACTCCGTGAGCAGTAATACGAAAAGAGTATTGTGCCGTGTAAGGAACAGTAAAAACACCACCGCTCCAATTTGATCCCGCGTCTTCGTATTCAGTTAACGCGCTGTATAAATTGTAAATGTTGTTTGAAGGTGCAAATGTCAATCCGTTCACGTCTGAAGCAAGAGCAAGATTTGAAGCATTATCGTTTAATCCAAGTGAAGCGTTCAAATACTGACCATTCACGAAAGGAACATAAACGTTTTCAAGAATATCTCCTAAGTAATCACTCGAATACTGCAAACCTGCGTCGTTCATTATTTGGTCGAACAAGTATTGCGCCTTGACCGCTGGTGTTAAGTGACCAACGTAAAGCGGTTTATAGGTAGGTTGTCCTCCGATAGTACTTGAATAGACAGGTTGACCTTCAGTATTACTTGCCGTCAGATTCCACTTGTCGCAAAGCGTTAAAATCGTATGGTCGTTCGGTGGTGTTTCAACATTCGCGTGAAGTAAATCGTAATCCAAATCACCCGCAACAATCGATTCAATATCTTTAAGTTTCTTTTCATTTAATAGTCTTGCAAGGTTTGGTACTTCACCAAAAAACACAACCTCAAATTCAAACAACTTACCACTCTGCCAGTACAACTTCTTCACTTGAATGTGACCGCTTGCGATAGGTATCGTGTTCACCGTTAACACCGCGTCAACCTTTTTTCTAAAGTCAAACCACCCGTCGAAGTTTACGTTGAAGATAGCACCGAAGAAGTCCGTGTTCGTCTTACTTGCAGGAACGCGAAACTCCTGCGAGTAATTGCCTACTGAAGCGAAGTCGGTTATATCCGTGAACTTATAATTGAGGTGCATCTTCTCGTTCTCGTAAAGGTCGAGAATCGCGCTGTTTCCGTCGTTGTCAGTAAGCGTTAATATCACTTGATTCATCATAAGCCAACAGGTTGAGAGTATTTTAAATTCAAAGTAACGTTGTAAAGTTTTGAATAGCGTTCGTCCTTAATAACAAAGTTTTGAGTATCGACTAAAACAGGTGTCATCGTGCCGTCGTCGTTGATTATGTAAACGTCGTTAGAACGGCAAAGCGTTTGTAATAATTCGAACTCTCCAACAGAAACCCAGTCGCTGTTTATTTGTAGTCCTTTCGTTGTTGTTACATATCTGTCCGTCATTCCTCTGTCGTAATTGTTGAAACCGAACGTCGATTCGTTGTAAGAACCTACAACTTTTTGGTATTGCTTACGATCGTAGTTAAACGACAACTCGCTCTTCTTCGTGAAGTTGAAGTAATCCACACCACCGCAAGTGTTCGCCCAACCCAGACGCACATTGTCAAAACGACAATCGTCAGCGACAAGATAGAAACAATACACGCGTGAAACGGGCGTATAAATAGGTACTTCAATTTCTTTTCCAAACTGTAATGTGTAGTATTTTACGGTGCTTAAATCAAAGCCTAAATTTGTTATGTTTTGAGCAAATGCTCCTGCGATGTTTACCCGTGAGTCGCTTGTTGATACATTGAAAAATTGAGTGTCAACAACCGTATTGCTGTCGTCGTAAGTCGTAACGGCAAAAATATCAAAGTTGTTATCTTCAAGAATTATCGAAGCTGTTGGAGCGTAAAGAACACCATAGTCAGCCAAACGCGTTGGTATATAGACAAAATCATTTGATAGACCGCGTGCGGGTGCTTCAATCCATTTGTGCGTATCGGTTGTACGTTCACTCATTGCGTACTTGTCTATTCCGTCTAATGCGTAACGCGTGTTCGGGTTTGGTTTGTAACCGTCTGCAACTTGGTATTCAGCAAGGAACGCGTACACGTTGTCAATGGCTACCGCTCCACTTCCGCTTATTGTGAATACTCCGTCGACCAACCAACCTTCGCGAATGGTACACGAAATCAAAGCAACGCTTGAATCTTCCGAAGCGTTTGTTTCGAAGTGATTCGAAGGTTCGTGTTGCAACGATTCACGAAAGATAGGCGCGAGGTCTAAGATGCCTTTGTTCGCAAAGTTCGGCTGCACGTTTACTTTGAAACCTCCAAAGTCGAACACGAATCGAAATCCCGCGTTCGCCACGTTCGTTGAAGATGCAACGAGCATAAGTCTTTGACCGATGGGTGTGTATTCGTATGGTTGATCGTTGATTGTAATTGCCATATTTTAAATGTCGTTTAATTGATTCTCTATTGTTGCGCTAAAGTCTTTCGCGTATGCTGCGACTACCTTCGATTCGTATTCGTCCCAAATGTTCTCCATTGCGTAGTCAAATGCTTTCCACCCCTTGATTCCGTCACGTCCTATCTTGCGAGCAATTAAGAAAGCGACTTGTCTTTTGAGCGCTTCCGTTGGCTTCTTGAATTTACCGCTTTCCTTGTCGCGTAACTTGATAGGCTTAATTCTCATCCATTCAAGAATCGCGTCAACAGGCGGTTGCTTTCCTGGTTTCCTTCCGTTCTCACGCGCAAGAAAATACTGCGACGCCTTACCCTTCGCATAGACCGAAACGTTGATGTTTTGACCTTTGATTTGTAACCTGTATTTCAAAGACTTTTCGAGCGTACCACTTGCCACCGCGTTGGTGAAGTTCTTGCCGACCTTTCGCTTCATACGATAGTCGGACTGCATCAATTCGACAAAGCGTTTTGCCATATCGTTGACCACAGCGAAGAAGTTTGGTGCGCTCTGTTCGTTAGCCATTGTCCTTCTCTTGCTCCTCTTTTATCTTGTTGAAAAACTGAATCAATGGTAAGCCAAATTTGACAGGCATTTCTTGAATGAAAGCATCAAGTTGCTTCAAATGTTCCTCTGTAAGATTCATAATTATAAAGATAAAATTGTTACTCCTATTGATTTAGCCACGCACTCGGTTACCCACTCGTTATCCGTTCCCCAACTTGCGAACTCTTCTTCAGTCAAAGTGTAGTTACCATTTGAAAGGACTGTGCCTTCTTCAGTCTTTAATTCGTAGTAGGTAGTGCAAGTTGTTGCAGATGTTTCGAAGTTCAGAATGAGTACACTCATCTCTGTTGCTGTTCCTGCGTTGAGAGGAAAAGTGATTGGTTGAATTTTAGCCATTATTTTATATTTATTTATTATACTGAAGTTATTGTTTCCCACGCTGATGCGCCTCTTACGCAAAGTTTACCCAAAGTTGTATCGTAAACCACAAGACCTACCGCAGGTGATGCAATAGCGTTCTTTTGCGTTGTGGTCATTCTCGGAGGCAAGAAACCTTGCGTTGTGCTTTCAATAGTTAGCTTTGAAGATGCTACATCTGTAGTAGTTCCTACAAGTACATTTCCATTAATTGCGTTTGAACTTGCGCCTGCAATTATCACAGTTCCGTCTGGATTACAAATAAGAGGCACACGATAACCACCCCCAACTGGACTTGGAATTCCGCTGTTACTCCAATATCCCCCAACAATTAGAAATGAACCAAGAGCATTTCCGAAAGCAGTATCTCTTCGCTGTCCAAATGTCCAAGAGTTAACATTTCCAGAAGAAATATTTGTGTTTATAAATCCAAAATCTTGATAATTGGTATCTGATGCAAGGAATCCTCTCGCAGCAACTTGACCAGACATTTTACCAAGTATTAAACCCGAAGAAGCGTCTGTATAAACAGTCGTTCCTATTTTAGTTTGAGCAGTAATTGTAGCAGCACCACTCACCCTCGCCGTCCCATTTACATCCAACCTAAACCCTGCGTCTGTTGTTGTGCCGATAAGTATGTTACCATTACCTAACAAACGCATTTTTTCAGTTCTTGACGTTGTGCCGTTTGCAGTTGTTTCGAAGGCAAGATAACCACCTGCCGCAGAGCCTGTGAAATTCTCGGCTGCAAATCCAATTAAAGCGCAAGGATTGTGAAATCCACTTCCTGTATTGTTCCCGCTAAAAAAGAATCCCCCCAATCTATCTCCACTAAGTAAAGCAGAAGGAGATGCTATTGAGCCTCTTGATTTTCTTACTAAAAAAGCACCTGCGTTTCCTGCTGTATTGCTATAAACAGCAGACTGAATTTCAGCCAATACATCATCGGTAACACTAAATTTAGAAGTGGTTGTAGCCGCGCCAATTCTAAATCTTTTATTCGTATCATCCCAAAACAAGTTAGCGTTATCCTGCGCTATGGTTGTGCCGTTGCTGAATAGAACGCTGCCGCTTGTCAAGGCAGGAAGGTTGAACTTGCCGTTGAACGTAGACCAATCTGTTGAACTCAAAGCACCTCTGTTCGTTGCTGAAGCAGTAGGAAGGTTGAACGTGTGCGTACTTGTCGCAGACGAAATACCGAAATCAGTTCCACTTGTTCCCGTTGCGAAGTTCTGCACCTGTGCCGTTAAACCATTCAAAGCAGTCAAGCCTGTTGAGAATGTCGTTATCACTTGACAAAGATGACCGTTCTCGGTGTGAAGTTTAATCGTTCTACCCGAATTGTTGACGTAGATTCGAACCGCTAATCTGTCGGTTAAAGCTAACGTGGTTTGTGGTACTGCTATCGCGCTAACGTAAAGGTGTGTTGCCGTTCCGTTCGTTATGCCTTCTGGATTAGCTGAACCCGAAGCAATCAAAGATAATGTCGTGCCGTTCCACTTGTATAACTCGATGTAATATGAAGGAGTACCGCCATTACTCGATGCGCTGAAATAAGTTTCGAAGTTCCAATTTCCTGCGGGTATTTCTAACAAGTTTGGAACGTTAGCGTCTGTGATAAAACTTTGAATATATCCATTCGTTGCAATGGTGAAATCTGTTCCTGCACCTAAGATAGGTGTTCTGTCCATTTCTCTAAAAGCAACACCGCCAAATGTTCCTTGCGACACCGAACCATTCAAATAGAATGACAATGAAGCACCACCGCCTGTTGAAGAAGGGAAGGTTGCAAGGCTTCCGTCACCTCTTACATATTGCGATACCGTTCCTGCACCTGTTACTGCTATATCTCCAGACGAAGTAATTGGACTATTCGCCACGCTGAACGCTGAAGGCATTGTTAGACCTACCGAAGTAACTGTTCCTGTTGGAATAGTTGGCTTGTTGTCTAAGTCGTTGTAATCATTCGAGAAAGCAACCGCTCCTAAATCTGCCGTGTTCGCCTTCAAAAGTATTTCTTCTTGCAAGTCGTCGATTGCCGCTTCAATGTCAATTATCGTCTGGCAAGAAGGAAGCGTTACGCACGTTAAACCTACTTCGTCGCTCAATAGATACCAACCACGCACCCCTTCGTCGTTCGTTCCGTAGTAGTAGTTCGGAGAAGGTTCTGCTTCGTCGTTCACCAACGAAACGTTTCCATTCTCGTCGCGAGTGATTGAATCGATGAACGTTAAAATTGATCCTGTGCCACCGCTTCCACTTTCAAAGAAGTCGTTCCACTCCGCAGGAATAGAACAAGCGTCCCAATAGTAAGGGACAAGAAGGTCAAGACTAACCGTCCAACCTGTTAGCGTATGCTGAAACTCCTCTAAGAATGGTTCAAGGCTTACGTTGTTAACCGTGATTAAGTCTCCAAACAAAACGCGGTGGTTCGTAATCTCAGCAATTAAGTCTTCTGCAATTCTTTGAAGGTCTGATAACGCTTCGCGTTGGTATTCGCTCTTATCTTCTTTGTCGCGTGGTAAGTCAGCAAGGACAATCTGAAAACTGAAAGTCTTCATCCCTTGCGAATAAGTCACGTTCGAAGGTATGACGTGCATAAATGGATATTCGCCAAACTTTTCAAGGTCGGAAACCTCGATTTGTCCGTGAGAGAATCTCTTTAATATAAAGTGTCCAGAGGCAAAAGCCTTGAATCTATCTATGAGCGCGTTGTAACTTTGTACGTTCGACATAATTATAATCAATTAGGTAAGTCAAAAATGTAAATATTTCCCAAGCACTTTTTTCCGTAATTGCGTCCAACTTTGTTATATCGCGTCCGCACGCTTCCATAAAAAGGTGGTACCATCCGTAGCGTCCCAACACTTGGTTTAGGTTGTCTCTGTCTTCAATTGCTCCGTCAACTCCTCCGTCAACTTCTTGACTTCCGTCTCCAAATAGTCGAGCGAAGTGTTGCTTAGTTCGTTGAGCAAAGTCGAAAAAAAAAGCATCGCACCGTTGAATTGTTCGAGCGTCATCTGCTCAACATAGCCTTCAACGAGTTCACGATTTTGTTTGCTGTGTGGGATTATTGTGTACTTTGTACCTACGCGTTTGTCGATAGGTCGGTAAAGCGTTCCCATTATCTTAACCATATTTGTTGACACATCCGCAGCCCACGTTGAAATGTCCGCGTACTCCCCCATACTGATTGAGTAAAGGTCGGGAATGAAACCAAAGTCCTTATCTTTGATTGTTATTGTTTCAAAGAACTTTGCGCTCTCATTTAGTAGTGTTCCTTCAAACGTTTGGATTAACGTCGGCAAGTGTTGGAAGGGTATCTGCTCAGCCTGTTCTTTGGTCAAGTTGCTGATTGAAACTAAACGCTCAATGTCGCTTTTCGCGTTGTGGTAGTCAACGTATTGCTTGACGCTGATTGAAGAATAGTCAGCGGGTATGCTTACTTTTATACTCATTCTTTTGTTGTTTAATATCTACAATTAAGATGCTTTTGTTGACTACGAACCACAATACAAACACCCTTCGTCGTCGTCGTCGATAGTGTTTGCTTCGTTGTAGATGCGTATTGCTTCCATTTCAATTTGCTCTTTCGTCCACTCTGGATTGAAAGCGCGTATCTGTGATTTTAGAAAGTTTAATTTGTTTTCGCTCATTTGTTTTCTTTGTAGGTGTTAATACAAACTGCGTAACGTTGCGTTGAATCTGTGTATTCAGCAACCATTGTTTCGTCGCTCATACAACGAACAATAAATTCGTCTTTTGCTTCTGTTGAGGTTGGTATTGGTATTGGCATATCCTTATTATAAGTTTATTTTATCGTTCTTTGTCGCAAAAATCTACTATACTTGCGACGAATCCACATTATAAAGTTTACCCATTCGGGTGCTTTTATGTTCATTTTGCATATTACTTTACCCTTTCGGGTACGTTCATACAATCAATTGGTCAATGTCTATTTCGTGATGGCTGAGTAGTGCGCGAAAGTATTCAAATACTTCTTCTATTCCTTCCTGATACGCGGCTTCTTGACGTTCGTTGTACTTCGTAAACTTCCTGTAACCGTTCATTTCAATTTCCCAAAGTAACGAAGCCATATCACGCGCCTTTGTTATTCTGTTGAACTCAACACGATCGTGTGAATCGTTAAGGTCAAATGTCAATGTTGCGGTACTCATAACTTGTCATTGATTATTATTTGAATAGGCGCATCGTTAACACCTGCAATTTCATTTCGCTCAACGTAACCTCGTTTCTTTCCTCGTGTCTTCAAATAGAAAATTGTTGCGCTTGTGTTGGGTGCGTCTTGAATACGTATTACTTCACCGTCTGGTGTTGACACCTCGCGGTGCGCTCCCTTAATTAATTCGAACAACTGACTTTCTGCGAAGTCAACAGCAAGGTCAGATAACGATTCAACCTTCGATTTGTAGTCTTCGTCATCTTGCAACCAACGATAGTGTGTTGTTCTGTCTATGCCTACAATCTCACACGCAGAAGTCACCACACCCAAAGTGCTTTCGAGAGCCTTTAGCATAGCAGTCTTTTTTAGTGTTGCGTTTTGTGGTTTGTTTTCTTCCTTGCTCATAATTTATAAATATAAAAACTACTCTCGTTTTCTTTTCGAAGGTAACAATTACCCTAATTTACTTTTGTAATGGTTAATAAGTTGCTCCATTTTGCTATCGTAGTATTTCGAGAATGTCTTGAACCCGTCGTTGTCCTGTTCGAATAGTCGAAAGAGAACACCTCTCAATCGTTGTGAGGGCTTCTTAAGCGTATCTTCTAACTCAGACTTGAGACTTTCTACTGCATCCAGTTCTTCGCGCTTAAAGTCTTCGTCTTTGAATGCAAGATAACCAAACTGATTTGCTATTGTAAATAGTTCTGACGCTTGTGAAGGTGAAAGTTCATTCGTTCCAAATGTTAGTTTGAGTGTCTTGTCCTTTCGTGTTGTTACTGCTTCGAGTTGAGCTGGAATGATTATCATACACTAAAGATACAAAATGAATTATTAACATTCAATAGTTGTTGAAATCTATTTGTTGTTTTATTGATTGAATGATGTATATTTGAATACTCGTTAATATAGAAGCATTGCCCCAAGCATTGTGCTGTTATTAAGTTAACGAGTACGGTGTGCGGGGCAACTTCTTTTGTAGCAATTTGAGAAATGGTCTTGTCCACATTCAACCCATACCAACGAAGTGTGAAGTTGGTGAATGAACGTGATAATTAGAAGGAAGGTTATTTGTAGTGGTAATGGATGACGTTAGTATCATTTGTGAGATTATACAATTAACCAGTAACAACAGTTGTAAATAATCCAAGCAATCCAGAGGTGGAACTTGGGGGTGAAACTAGACATAGTCAACTGATTGCCTGTGACCCATCAGGATCTTCTGAATTATGAGTAACTACTAAACACTATTAAAGTAGTAGTTAAAAGGATTAATGATAAGGCATAAATGCGAGTTTAATGTCTTTTCACCCATAAACCTTTCTATGTCCATATCAAAAATATATGAGTAAAATAAACAAGAAAGCAAAGCAAGAATTATTCATTCAATTGCTTACTAACTACAAGACAAACAATGTTATTACTTGGCATCACTTCCAACACGGACACTTTCGCGTTTTCACACCGAATAAGACAGTCGATTTCTTTTTGAGTGGTATGCGTTGGCACGACATTAATAAGAACACCAGAGGCGACGTATCGAGTTTACAAGAATTTCACTTGTACATTTAGTCAACGTTCACATCCTTCATTGATTCAAGAAAAGTATTGATGTCTTTCTTCACGCAAGGCGAACAAGTAGAACGCTCGTTAAACGCTCCTGTAGCCTTATCCTTGAACGAATAGAACTTCAGCATATCTTTCTGTTCCAAACGTCCTTGCGCTTTCATATCAAGCAGAAAACGTTTGAACTCGATTTGTTCTTCCATTGAAAGAACACCGTCCCATTTTGACGCAGGACAAGATGCGAAGGCTAACTTTGCTTTGATAGGCATAACGCAACCGCACAACTTAATTGACTTGCGACGAAACAATACTTCGGTTTCTACTTCGTCGCCAACGATCAATGGTCCACAAGACTGCGTTGATGCTTCGAAGAATTTACAGGTGCGACAAATTTCAAGTCGTCTTTTGTACTCATTACTTTTTGCGAATAACATTGGCTCTTATTTTTTGTTTGATATTATCAATGGTGCGGTAAAGGAATGGCATCGGTATGCCTGTTTGTTTTGACAGCTCTCGGTAGGTGAAGCCTTCAAAGATATACTCTTGAAAGATTAAGCGTTCAAACTCGCTCAGACGACTAATAAGAATGTCCAGTTGCTCGTTTGTCATCCTTGCGCCTAACCACGTCTTGTCCACTTCGTGTGCGTATTCTTTGAAGTCGCGTCTGTTCCTGTTCCACGCGATTGTCTGTTTGTAAAAAGGCGACGTTGGACTATTGACCGATAAATACATAACGCGAATAAGATAGAACTCAAAGTCGCCTGTGTCGATTAGGTTCTCGATATGTTTTGAACCAAACATAGAAAGTAAAGAGTCGTGCAACAAGTCCTCGTAGAATGGTTCCTTACGAGCGATATTATACGCTAACTCTTTGAAGTGTTTGTATCTTCCTTCTATGTATGTTTCAAGTGTCAACTGTTGAAGTATTCATCTATTACTTTGATTGCTTCCTCGTTTCCCTTACAAATATAAGAACTATAACCCCTGTTTCTCAATTGCTCCTGCCAACGCTTCTGCTCTGGTGATGCAGTACCACCTTTCTCTTTCTTCATTTCAATAGCAAGACCGTGATATTCTCCGCGTGGTTCGTAAATGAATAGGTCGGGAAAGCCTTTGACGTAACCCGTTCGCTTCATCTTGATTGCTTGCAAGTAACTCGTTCGCATACCACCCGCAGAAGCGCAATACAACGCGTCGGGATATGCTAAACGAAGGTATTTCACAACGATTTCTTGCTGGTTCGCTTCGCTTTCGGGTGCAATTTTACGCTTTGTACTACTTTTTTTGTATGTTTTATTAAAAGTTTTTACATTCATTTTCAATCAGTTAGAAATTATTTTCAAAAAAAGTTTATTTTTTTCTTGCTATCTCAAAAGTTTAGCATATATTTGTCAAACAATTAACAACAACACCAAAGATAAACAAAAACAAAACAACATGAGAACAAGAGAATTTATTAAAGCTGGAATGGTTAGCAATGGAACAAAAGTAATTGTTAACAAGGGTGCTGAATACGAATGTGGAAGACATAGTGACCATAGAATTACTGGATATGTTTCTGAGCCATTTAATGCAACTTGCGTAAGCAGTCCAAAGATTTATTTACATTCGAATGGTGTTCAAGATTTTGAATACGCGCATATCACTTGCGTTGATAATGACGGAGTAGAATTTAGCATTAACGTGGGTCAATGCAAGTATTCTTCTGTTGATAGTCAAGATGACGTTACTATTTTAATTTAATCAAACGAGGGGTGCGGCTCAACAACGCACATTAACTAAATCAAAATAATCAAAAACAAAACAACACAACAATGGAAACATTAACAGTACACAGCAGATTATTCATTTTTGAAAAGATTCAACAACTTGAAACAGAAAAGAAGAAATTACAAAATACAAATTTTTGCAATTCATTTAGTTCAATTCAGCAAATGTTGAATATTGAAATAGAACTTATAGATGTTCAAATCAATTTACTTAAAAGCAAATAATCAAATGAAAAAAACACTACTCTTTATCGCGATGCTTTTGGCAGGAATGTTAATCGCAGGAACGATTGACGAATCAACAAGACAATTAGAACAACAACCAAATCACACAACAAAATGAAAGTAGAATTAATTCAAAAGACGACGTTGACCGATATGTACTACGTCATCAAAGTAAACGGAGAGTTTCATATGTCGTACAACATTTTAGAAGATGCAAAGAACGCATACGACCGAATCAAGTCAGCGACACCACGCGAAGAAGTAATTGAATCAAAAGAAATCTAAAACCAATAAATCAAATGAACAATGAAAACAAATGCAAGACACCTCTTCTCTTTCCAGAAGACATCAATGAAATTCAAGAAGCTATTATTGTCGCCCAAAATTATTGGGGTGATAAGAGAAATGGAACATTGGATTGGGATGCGTATTGCTCCTATAGAATTGACAAACTTGAACGAGTATTCAAGCACATTGTTACAACGACTTGGAAAGAACTACCAGAGCCAACAAAAGAAATCTAACTTTGTTTGTGTTTATTCCTCAGCGTCAGCATACAACCTAACACACAACGAGATAAGCGCGAACATCGAGAAATGTCAAAAACTTTCGGAAGCGCGTTGGAACGATCAACTAATTGAATATATTTGTAACCACTAAAAATCAAATCAATGTACAATCCTAAAATCACTTATCACTTTAGTATGGACGACGTTAAGCGTCTGAATGAAGAAATCAAAGTAATCGCACAGAACTTTGAACAGGAGAACGGTTGGTTTCACGAGAACGAAGGTCGCCAGTTCACAGACGAAAAAGGAAACACCTTCGACTTCGATGTTCTTGGTCGATTCTTCCGCAAAGATGAACCACTATTCGACATTCACTACGTCCGTTTGAAGAAAGACGGAATCACTTTCGAGTTCGACTACCGAATCTTTCAAGACCATATCTAAATGGGTTACTACAAGCGAATAAGCGAGGAAGAGCAAATGTCAGCGAACGAATGGTTCTGGCAAAACGAAGAAGCGAAACTCGCTAACAAATTAGAAATTTATATAAACAACAAAACAAATAACAACAACATGAGCATCATTGCCCAACAAAACAACAACAACAGCGGAGGTCAAACAGTTCCCGCAGGTACACACGTAGCGAGATGCTACCAAATCATTCACATCGGAACGATTGTCGACACTTATCAAGGTGAAGAAAAGTTAGTGAACAAGGTTCGTCTTGTATTCGAACTACCTCTCGAAACAGCTGACTTCGGTAAAGGCGAACAACCATTCTCAATCGGTCGCGACTTCACATTGTCTATGCACGAAAAGAGTGGCTTACGCGCTTTCGTTCAATCGTGGCTTGGAAAGGCAATGAGCGACGCAGAAGCAAACAAATTCGACATAGGTACTTTGTTAGGCAAAGAAGCAATGGTGAGCGTAATGCACCGCACAGCAAACACAGGGCGCACATACGCAGACTTAAAAGGAGCGTCACCACTTGCGAAGGGTATGACTTGTCCACCACAGGTGAACGCTTCGTTCTTATTAGACTACGACAGCGAAGACTTCGACTTACGTTTTAAGATGTTACCAGAGTGGCTTCAAAACAAAGTGAGTTCATCTGCTGAGTTTAGTAAACGTTTGGAGCGTTCTGCGGATCAAATGAACAAAGCAAAGGCAATGTTGGAACAAAGCGGTTTAGTTCAACCAACAGAGAACGAAGACGACCTTCCATTCTAAATAATAACGAGAGGGTTGAAATACACCCTCTCTTAATCTTAAAATCAAAATGAAAAAATTAGTAAGCCTTGAAAAGCGCGTTGAGAATCTACTCAAAAAGTATAAGACGCTTCGCAATAACAACAAAGCACTTTGTGTGAAAGTTTGGGAACAACAGTTCGAAGAACGCAAAGACATCACAAGCAACTTCTTCGCTATGTACGAAAGCGGAAAGTATATAAGCGCAGACAACATCACACGAATTGCACGATTGATTAAGGAACATAACCCAGAACTACGCGGAACAAACCACGCTACCAATAAGAAGAAAGAACAGTTGATTAAACCATTATTAAAGAAATGAACAAACAAATCTATTCAACCCCATTCGGTCGCCTCGTCAAAAGTCAATTCAAGACGATGCACAACTTCAAGAACGTTCTTCGCATAAGCGATCCAACAGCACGCCTTTACGTTACGCACCCCGAACGAATGAGAATCAAAGACTTCAACAACATTTGCCTACACACGGGACTTTCACGCGAAGAAGTATTCAGCACATTTACACCTACAATTTTAATAAACGAAGAAAATGACTAACGAACAAATAAGACAGCAAATGTTGGACATGATACCATTTGCACATATGGAACGATTCGAAACGCTTTGGTTGATGCTTACGCCGAAATACGAACGTCTTTCAACCGAACAAATAAGGATACAACAGGAACTCGAAAACGAACGTGAGGTGTTCTGGAGTGCGTTAGAAGACGTTGTTTGTAGCGTGTTAGGTCTTCAATCGCAAACGCTTTACACTCCAACGAGACGACGCGAGATTGTGACAGCACGACAAATTATTTTCTTTCTTATTCGCCCTTGTTATTTTCAATCATTCGATTCAATAGGCAAACACTACGGCAAAGACCACGCTACCGTTATGCACGGAATCAAACAAGCGACATGGCAAATTGAAATGGACAGAACGTACCGCGCAACGGTTGAACGCATCTGTGAATTGATGAATGAAATGGGTTATGCTAAACCTATTAAATTTTTTACTAAATTTGTCGAACACTTAGAGCAACAAAAAGAACTCGAAGCGAAAAGAAAATCAAAACTTAAATAATCAAATAACTAAAACAATGAAAAGTGAATTAACATTTTGTCCTAACTGCGAAAGCGCAGAACTTGACGAACGCGTAAACACCGTTCTCAACGATCAAAATTTACCAACCTACGAAGAAGCCTACGAACTCATTGACGAAGACGGAGAAATAAAACTTTGTTTTGATTGTCAAGAATGGGACGACGCAGACGACGACGCGAAAGGCGAAGGGTGGGACTAATTAAAATAAAAACATGATGCTAATTTTACAACTCAAAAAGAGAATCGAGATTCTCGAATCGCAGGTTCAAGAACTATTGAAAGCGCAAACGCAACCCGCTCAACTTCCATCACCAACAAAAGAAAAAAAGACAGCGTTCGTCAAGCCAACGGTTGTCGAAATATACGACTACGCCTGCGAAAAGTTAAGCAACGACGACGCGCTTAAATTTACCGAGAAATTCCACGCTCATTATGAAGCGAATGGTTGGAAGGTGGGAAGGAACGCGATGAAGGACTGGAAGGCTGCCGTTCGTAAGTGGGATTTAAGTACATTCGCAACAACAAACCAAAACACAAAAATCAAAAATGGAAAATTCGATTCAGACGCTGCGCAACGCATCTACAACGACGCTCACAATTACACAAAGGGTTGATCGTGCGGAACGTGAAAGCGCATTCGTAGCCGACTACGACCTTCCAACGTTCGTTAAGTTATGCTCAAAGGTTTGCGCGATGTACGGAATAGCGTTACCCGAAGCGCAACTGTTGCAAATGCTGCACGAGTTCATAGGTAAGCACTTTCGGTGGGTTACATTCGAACACTTCAATCTTGCGTTCGAACTAAACGCAGCAAATGAACTAACAAAGAAATGTGAACACTTCGGAGCGTTGAGCGTGTCTTTCATTGGCGACGTACTAACACACTACAAACCACACAGGGACAAAGCGAACCTACAAATTCAGCGTGAAATAGCAAACGCGATAGAAGAAAAATCACAACAAATAAAAGAAAACGAAATGGCGGTGAATGACGACAGCTGGAGAAGAATGTTGAAAGAAGATATTGAGAGTTTTAAACAAGGCAAATACACGACCTTAGAATTGCGAGGTGTATCAATGATGCGTTGGCTCGAAGAAAGTAAGCGTATCACGCTTGAAACATTCACAGACGAAGAATACAACCTGTGTAAAGCGAAGGCACGAAAGACTGTCTTTCAAGAACAACAACTTTCAAAAGGAATGGTTGAACGAATGAGCGACCGCAAAAGACAATTGCTCAAAGAATCAATTCAGTTCGAAGGGTTGCGTGAGTTGTACAAACTTTATTTGTCGAAGCAATGAGTCAGTTCACATTCAACGAACAAGGTGTTTGCGAGAATCCAATTCTATACACTTACAAATGTATCAAGGGTTATGAAGCGCAGGTCAATGTAGCCATTGTTCAGAACGGAAATTGGAGTTATTCAATTAGTTTCAAAGGACAGGATCAAGGTTGGTCGCAGCCTTTGATTTACCACGCTAAATACTGCGTATATAAAACGAAAGACGAAGCGTTCAACGCTGGTCTTGAATTGCTATTTCACCAAATAAAGCAAAACAACGATGCGAAGAAGTACGACCGCATTATTCAAATACTGCAAGACGAACTTTGTCCTGTGGTTGAAAATCAACTAACACTATTTTAATATGGGATATAAAAAAGGACAGTCTGGTAATCCAAACGGAAGACCTGTTGGTTCAAAATCTAATTTCAGTGCATCTATACTTCAGAATCGAATTGAAACAATGTACAATTTTTTCAAATCTTTTGAAAGCGAAAATGATTTTTATGTTTATGCTCATTTCAATCCAATAACTAACGAGTGTTTTTATGTTGGAAAAGGAACTGGAAAAAGAGCGTGGCAAAAACAAGAAAAAAGCAGAAATCCAAATTGGTTTAATTACATCAAAATTATTCCAACTTATGAAGTAAGATTAATTGTTACAGGGTTGAACGAAGATGAAGCGTTCCAAATTGAAAATATATTAATCAAATCAAGACAACCAATTTGCAATGTTTTATAAATTACAGAAATGCCCGAAATAATTTACCACGACAAACAAAAGTACGCATTGGAACTTCTCTCTTATGAAAGTCCTATTGCGCAGGTCTTGTATGGTGGCGGTGTGTTTAGTGGGAAGTCTTTTCTCGGTTGCGATTGGCAGATAAAAAGACGATTGAAGTACCCAGGGACAAAGGGTTTAATTGGTCGTGCGGAATTAAAGAAGTTGCGCTTATCAACGATGCAAACTTTCTTTGAACTTTGCACCTTACACGGATTGAAACCGAATGTACATTATACATACAACGGACAAGACCACGTTATTAAGTGGTACAACGGAAGCCAAACGATATTAATGGACTTAGCGGATATGCCCTCAGACCCAGACTTTCAAAGATTTGGGTCGATTGAAATAACAGACTATTTTGTTGACGAAGTTGCAGAAGTTTCAAAGCGTTGTATTGACATTCTTCAATCGCGTGTACGTTACAAATTGATTAATGACAGAGCAAAAGGATTAATGACTTGTAACCCTTCAAAAGGTTGGTTGTATAATGATTTTTACTACGCTAATTTGAAAGGTGAATTAAGAAATGACCGTGCGTTTGTCCAAGCATTGCCAACCGATAACCCGTACATTTCGCAGACGTATTTAGAGAACTTACAAAAACTTCCAGAATACGATCGTAAAAGACTTTTAGAAGGCAATTGGGAATTCGACGACGATAGCGACAAACTATTCAACACGGAGAATCTTCTTCGAATGTTTAGGAACGAAGTAATCAATGAAGGCAAGAAGTATATCACAGCCGATATAGCGCGATTTGGTAAGGACAGAACGATTATTATCGTTTGGGAAGGTCTTACCATTATAGATATAATTGAACTCAATCGTGCAGCCATTGACGAAGTCGTGAACAAGATTCGCGTTGTAATGAAAGAACACTCAATTCTTCTGCAAAATGTTATTGCAGATGAAGACGGAATCGGAGCGGGTGCGGTTGATTACCTTAAATGCGTTGGCTTTCAAAATGGATCAAAACCCAAACACCCACAATACCAAAACTTGAAAAGCGAATGTTATTACAAACTCGCTCAATATGTAGAGGAGAATCGGCTCACTATTCTATCAAGTACGCGCAAAGAACAAATCATCCGTGAATTAGAAATGATTAAACGACACCGCGCGGACGTTGACGGTAAATTGCAAGTCACACCGAAGGACGTAATCAAGAACCGCGAAGGTATTTCTCCAGACGTTGCCGACGCGATAATGATGAGAATGTATTTCGAACTTAATCCTTCTTATGGACAATATGTTGTGGGTTAGCATAGGTTGACTATATTAGCACAATGAAAAACACACCACTATACGAGTCTTTAAAAATGACTTACGACAGAGAGCGCGAAATTGTTAATTCGCTTGCAACATACTTTCAACAGGGAAAGATTCTTGGAGATATTCTCATTGAACTTTCACAACGAAAGGACTTGAACGCGAAAGAGAAAATCTATTTAGCGTTAATGATTGGTTCAATGATGTCGAAGCCGAATGAAGAAAAGTAATTTACTCACGCAGGTTATTGCTGAATTAGAAGCGCGTGAATTGAAGGGAATGGAAACATATGGAACAACACTCGACCGACAAGACTTAACGCGCTCAGAATGGCTTCAACACGCGTACGAGGAAGCGTTAGACCTTGCGTTGTATTTGAAGAAACTTAAAATTGAAGAAGATGCCAGAAAGCAAAACTAAAAAAGGAATATGTGTCTACTTGCACAAAGACCTTTGGAACGAGATAGACGAAAAGAGAGGTGAGAATAGTCGCAACACTTTCTTAAGTGAAGCAATTGAGTTCTCTTTGAAGTTCTACGTTCCCGAATCTAAAGTAAAATTGAAAGAACAAACGTCGACAAAATAGCGACGGACGAAGCAACAACGAGAGCGCCAGTACGGCGCTTTTTTTGTTTGTCTAACTTTTTGTTTTCCGCAGTTAGAGTGTTTATTTCTTCGCTCAACAACACCGTCTTCTGTTCATAAGCACCGACAACTTCTTGTAAGTTGTTTGTCTTTTCGTCTTTGATGTTAATTTGTTCTTTGAGGTTGTCAATAACAAGTGAATCGGAAGCAATAACGCTATCGCATGAGTTCACCAAACGTACCACATCCACGCGAACAATAGTATCTCGAACAATAATAGAATCACGAGTTCTTTGATAGGTGGCTTTGGCCGTAAGTTGAGCGTCTTCATATCTTCTATATGTTCCGTATAAGTCTATTTCTTCTTGAAGCAAACGATCGTATTCGCTTGTATTGTAATATATGATGCTGTCCTGTTTTTGTATCTGAACTTGCGTTTCAATCTTCGGGTTGAAGTTCCAAAAAGCTAAACAAACAAGCATCCAAAAAACAGATGTTGCAATAACTACAACAACTGCGTCGGGTTGGTATTTTCTTTCGTCCATTGTGCTTAGATTAAATCGTTTCCGTTGTAGTCTGAATGTTCTTTCGACATCTTGTCGATGCCTCGAATCCACAACACGCCAACAAGCGCGGTGCAAATGAAAATAGTTGCAATAATCATAGTTGTTTTTTTTAGGTTATAAAATTTGACCTTCGTGTATTCGAAGATTCTGAACGCTAAAGTAACCATTTTTTCCTTTAGTTACAATAGCGAAGCCATGATTATATTTCGAATATGGGTTGTAATCGGGTGAAAGTTCACTTAAGCAACCAACACCCCAACAGGTAATAAACTTCCCGTTAGCATCGCGCTCGTTGTGTTCAGCTGTTTGGTGATGATGTCCACACAAAGAACTCACTTTCGTCTTCATAAATAAACCACGCGCCACGTTGACAGACGGAAGGAATTGTTTCCCAAATTCGTGTCCGTGAAATATAGACAACTTACCAATGTTCAATTTGCTCTTTCCGTCAATCCATTTGACGTCGTGTTTATCACAATGAGTTAACGTTGGAAAGTCGAACGCGTCAATGTCGAATAATTCTGGCGCTTTAATTCGCATATAACGCCAATATCTTTCCTCGTGATTTCCTTCTTTGTAATAAATGTGAGCGTTCGGGAACGTGTGTCTTAACGACGCAAGGAATTGACGAATAGAATACAACTCGTCTTTGAATTTTCTCTTTCGTGGATCCTTGACAAAGTCACTAATCATATGACAATCTAACGCGTCACCATTTAAAATGATTGCGTCACACCCTTGTTTCAATCCTTCAGAAATAGCGCACTCCAATGCTTCATTGTCTTGGTATGGCAAATGGACATCTGAAAGAATCAAAAACTTGTTGCCCTTCAGTTCAACGTGTCGACGTTTTTTCGAATAAGATTTAGGAAGTGCGTATGGGTTGGAAGGTCGTGGTGCTGTGTCAATCAATTCTTTTTGCGAGTTAGAAACTCTGCTTCGCTTTCCAATCTTACCGCGAACGGTGCGAATGTAATTACGCGCATGTTCTAAAGAATCGAATGCTTCTGGATATTCAGTAAATAACTTTGAAGCCAATGAATGCGAAGGAGCATCGGGAAACTTGCTACAAATCTCCGCTGTTATTTTCCTCGCTTCTGTCTGTGGTCGTGCCATTTGATTTTTGTTTAGTAAACTTTTCAATTACAGTACCACCAAACAAACTACCTGCGAGAATTGCCAACGTGTCGAACATTTCAATAGGACAATTGTAAATAGTGAATGTAGCAATGTAACTAAAAGCAATTAAGTTAATTACCACAAATATAGAAATAAAACGCTTACTTGAAACCTTTGTTGAACTCGTCAGCAATTGTTTCAACCAAGACTTCAAATTCTCTTTCATTTCTTTCTTAATTCGTCGTTTAACTTTTCCAAACGATCAATCAATCTCTGCTTTTCTGCGCGGTCAGCCTGCCAATACTTGAAAATCATATAACCCATACCGATGCAGATAACACCCAAAGCGCCATACTGAATGAGTTCTTTGATATATTCGTTCATAACATCTTCAAAATAAGTTGAACGATTAGACCACCAATTATACCAGCAGCGGTTGCAATACCACCTAAACGGGCAACTTGCAATCTTTGATTTTGAATATATTTATCGTGCTTCTGCACCTTGCTCACAAGACCTTCAATTTTCATTTCGTCGTCTCCGATTAACACGTTGTAAATACGGTCAATCTTCTTATTCATTTCTTGTAATTCTTCGTGTATCAATTGAATCTCGTTTTCAGTGTTCATGGCTTAAAATATAATTTTCGTTAAGCCTTAAAATATAATGCAATTTCAGCTTCGCGACGACGAACCAAACCTTTAAGAATTACCCCGCCACCTTTGTTCCAAAGACGAAAAGAATCTGCTATTGTTGGGTCTGTTGGGTTGACGTTTAACTTTCTTAATACAGAAGACTTTTTGAAGCCACCTGTTCCGATGTTGTACGCAAGTGAAACACACGCGCTAAACTGATTCTCGTTAAGTGGTTGTTTTATCATTGCGCGAATAGAAGTTGCAAATTGCTCAACAATATATTTCGCCAGTTCGTCCGCACGTTGTTGCGTTATTACGTCGCCTTCTTTTACCTTTGTACCGTCTTCGTAGAAGGTGTTTCCGAAACCAATCGTCCATACACCCGCAGGGCATTTGTAAGCTTTCAAAACACAACCTTCGAACTTTTTCAATAGGGCGTACCCATCTGCATTAACTTTCATTTACAAGTCTTTTTATTTGTTTCTCTTTTTTCAAAAGGTACTTACGAAATTTTTCTTCGTACACCTTCTGTTTAACCATGTCTTTCTTTCGTCCCCTTGTTGCCATGTATTTTATTTTAGTTATCTCAACCAACCTAAACCGCGTCGTCTGTATTCGTATGGTAGTCTATCGCGTCCGTCGCTAATCTCGAAAGCGTTGGAAGGATAAACATTTGTTTGTGACCAAATTTGTTGCGTTACGTTCGTTGTGTATTCTGGGAAGTCTGATTGATTGAAACACAAATAGTCGACCATTCTTTGAGTGTAGAACATTGCTTGTGAACGCGCTTGGTCGCGGTAGTTTTGCAAGTCTGTTTGTGATATTGGTGTTGTATCTTCGCTTGTGCGAATTACAAGACTTCCATTGTCGGTTTTAACGTACAAATGTGGAAGCACTTCGTACATCGTCCACCACATTACCATACGACGTAAGTAGTTGTCAAGAAGCGTTTCGTACGCACCTGTAATATCGTCGTTTACAACGTCTTCTTTAATCTTGTTGTACAAATCAGTTCCTAAATACAACTGCGCGTATTTGTCTTGTGACAAATAAATTGCAGGGTACATCAAAAGAGGGTCAACGCTTCCGTTTATCCATGTATATTTCTTGATGTAATTCTCGTCAATGAGTAGAACTTCGGGTGATAGTGCCATAATTTTTATGAGTATTTAAGTGAACCACGTGTTGGTGTGTTAATTGGCGCAATGCCTTCTTCGCCTTTTGGCTTAACGTATGGGTTGTTACCTACACGCTTGTCGTTTTCAAGTCCTTTGTTTGGAAGTACACGTCCTTTCGCATCTCTCTTTCTGATATAGATTTGACGCTTCCAAAAGTGGTGGCAAAAACAACCGCCTTTCCAAATAAAGATATTATAAGAAGAACTTCCTTCTGGAGCAAACTCACCGTTCACTCCTGCATCGCTCATCTCTTGAATGTCTTCATATCTGAAAGACAAACCTGCCTTTGATAATCCAACCATTTCTTGACAAAACTCACGACTATTTTCGCTTAAATTTTGTGAGTAAGCATAACGTAATTTATAAAGTCCTGTGTCGCCAAATGTAGACCTTTCGTCCGCGTTTGCATAACTGCGAACACTCATATATTCTTGACGAAAATTAGATTCGTTGTGCGGGTCTGTTACATCTTCTTCACTCAACAATTCCCACTCGTTCAAATCTACTATTTCAGCTTTCTCTTTTAGTGTGTTAATCCAAACACGACCTTGTTCATCTGAAAAGTCATTCTCAGCAGTTACAACTTTTTTTTTTAATTCAGCAGTTTGTACTGTTGGTTCAACAACTACAACTTCGGGGTCAAATGGCGAGTTCATTTCGATGTTTATCTCTCCTAAAATTGGAGTGAAAACTCTTTCAATGATTCTTTGATAAGGTTTGATTACTTGGTTGTTGAATATCTCCAAACCTACCAACATTTCGTCTTTGTTCGAACCGAATCCTGTTGTGTCGCGTATGCCGTGAATCAAAGGTGACACAACGCGGTGTCCAACCATGATTTGCTTCGCTGTTTCTTCTGATAAAAACTGATATTGCTTGTCAGCATCTGAAAGAGGAAAGTCTTGAATTTGTGGCGCACGTGTAGGATCTTCATTGAATGTCATCAAGAACTTACCCGCGTTACTTGCACCGCTCAATCTTGTTTCCCACTCACGACGAATAGCTTCGCGTTCTTCTTTCTGCGGAATACCGTTCAAGAAGTTAATAATGAATGAAGGAAACAATCCGTTTAAGATATTGTTAACGTGATAAAGTCCCATTTGATAAGACAATTCAACGTAGTTTAACGCTCCGAAGTAGTCGGGTTTAGGATAGTAAACACTTCCAGCACTCATTCCGTGAGCGTAAATAACTTGACGCGGTTGTTCTTGTGCAATAGACGGATTGAACGCAGGGATAAACTCTGGCTTTCCTCTTTTGCTTCTTGTATTTGCCCAATCTTTCGAATAGAAAATTCCTGTAATATCGTCCTCTTCTTTGTCGTAAGCTAAACGACAGTTCTCAAAAGGCAAATGGTTGATTTGTACAACGCGTGTGAAGTCCATTGACCAAATTACTTCAGCAACAAATGCGCCTTGTAACTTTAAGTCGAACGCAATACCTTGCAATGCGTTGTCGAGAATTGTCCCCGTTCCTTGTCCCTCAATCATGTAAGAAATTGAGTTCACCAACGCGTTGTGTATTGGTGAGTTTTGGTAAAGGTTTATGAGATGTTGAGGGAATAAGTTGTTTTGTCCGTAGTCAATCCAACCGCTTCTATTTTCTTTTTCAACCGCTTCAACAGGTTGATAAGCCGATAAGTTTATTGCTTGTATATTACTCATATTATGAACCTGTATAAATTACGTCTACGGGTATCGTAGGTGTTGAAACGTCAAAGTAAATTGTTCCGTCTTGTAATATCATTAACCCCTTTTCAACCAATCCAACGACGGACGAATTGGTTGGGTTTATATTCGTTGAGCTGTTTTGTCCATACACTTCGTAGTGATAACGTCCTGCATCGGTCAAACCAACGGTTGTTAGTCTTATTTTAGTCACGCGTTCGTTTTCGGTTATTACGGTAACTACTTGCGCGAGTTTTTCACCTGTCATTTCGTAAGTCATAACAAGTAAATAATGCGTAAAGGCAACGTTGAAATACTGACGACCTTCATCTAACGAAAGCCACGCGTATTGATTCGCTGTATTTGTATTTAGATAAACCATTCTATCCTTTACTTTACGTTAAAATTACAACACGTAGGGACGCTTTGTCCCTATGTGTGTAAAAGTTTTTTATTAAGAAATCAATGAAGCAGGAGAACCACTTAATTTGTAAGCGCGAACCGCAGCTTCGTGAACGAAGGCCAAAGTATAACCGTTGGCGTCACCCAAAGTTGTTCCAGTTGATGCTGTTGCAGTAGAAAGGTCTGCTCCGTACTCGTAACCAACTGCCCACCAATTTCCGTTAGTGTCTTGAACGAATACAATCACACGAGCCTGTGCAACGTTTTGCAATTCCAAACGCTTTGCGCTTGATAATTTTTGCAACATTACGTTTACCGTCTGCGTGTAAAAT